TATTTGATGGTTCTCTTGTAAGTGGTTTTTTTCTACCTTCGGTATTATATGTATTATCTACACCTTTTATAATACTTGTTGGTTCTTCTTTTATAAACTTATGTTTATGACTACTTAAATCATAGTATGGTAATTTTTCATAAAATACATAAACCATTTCGTGCTTTCTCATTGGCATTTTTTTAGCACTTAAGAAACCAACTGGTGCTGATTTAACCCATACAATATCATATCTAAAAAAGCATTTCTTTGGTGCTGAATTGATTAATGAAACACCAAACTTAGTTGTTGTTGTAAAAAATATTGGTGTGTTCGTTTTTTTAATTCTCATTACTTCAATCCAAAACTTTTCTAAATCAATCTTACAATCCCATTTACAACTTGTTTGTCCATATGGTAAATCACAAAATATTAAATCAATACTATTATCATCAAGGTCTTTCATATGTTCTAAACAATCACCATGTAATAACAAACTCATTTTATAATTAAACAAATATTTTAATTTTAAATTTTAAACTTGTCTAAAATTTATGCATTATATATTTCCATCATTCCATCCACTAATCTGGCAACACGTAAGTATTCACAATACGAACGCATCATACTTACTTGACGACCAGACGATGCCCAAGATCCAGATAAATGAACTTCAATACCACGCTGTCCAACACGTCCATTACTTAACCTTGAACCAAGATAGAAAAAATGACCATCAAGATTACCCTTTTGTTCACGTCCTTCAAAGTTTTCAGTATTAGTAATAGTTCCAGCAGTTGCTTGGTCAGAATATTCACTACGACTGACAAAAGGAACACCTTCACTATCAGTAAATACACTAAATAGACGTGCAGTATTATCAATATCACTTGTATATTCAAATCTATCATTATAACGAATGTTGTATTTTAATGAACCAACTTGTTTACCAGATGCATTAATTTCTGGAGATAGTGAAACATACTGACCAAGAATAGTTTCTTCATTGTAAGTATCAGAATCATATGGTAGTGTAGTAATAACACGTGGAACAAGACGATTTGCCATACCAAGATTACGGATTACACCACTTCCAAGTGCTGTTGGACTTGTAGTATGTTCAACAAGGCGATAATCACTAAACGAAAATGACATATCACGATTAGCATCAGCATATCGTTCCATTTCATCAGTAGCACCATAAAAGATATAATCAGCACAAAATTTAAGTTCACTCTGTACAATATTCATTGGAATATCTGCTGTATCAGTATCAGCAATCTGCGTTCGTAGTTTAGTGGTTGGATGAAAGGTAAGTTCAATATTGATTGGTTCATTAATCATATATAGTGGTAATTGGTGAACTTTAAGGAATGGGAAAAGGTCAGATAAATCAACCATAAAACTTGGGCATTCCTTTTTAGTATTAGCACTTGTTCCATTCATTACTGCCCAATCTGGTAAAAATAGTTTGTCAGCATCAACATCATTTTCAACGCCAGTATCTAAACCATAAGCAGAAGCATTAACTTCACTATCAGCATCATATACAAACTTATGGTTCATGTATCTACCAGTCATATATAATTCACGTTCAATATTAGTTTCATTAGTTAATAGTGCTGACTTAACACCAAAAAGACCACCCCAACTATCTAATTCATTAAGTGCTTTATTACCAATTTTAAGGACTGCCTTTTTAATAACTTGTGCAACTCCCATTTGGGGTGCAAAATATACATCTTGATTAGTAGCATTTGGTTCTACACTAATAAATAATTTACTATGGGAATGTAAGAAACCTTTGTTTTGTAAGGTGAAACGTGCAAATCCATCTTGGGTTGCTGAACCTTGATTGAATACTACACTTTCAAGTAAATCAGTTTCTACTTGCTGGACATAGTTTACTGGGACTTGCTGTAATTTAATAAAATCTGGAATAGAAGTTTCTGCTGGAGAAGGTTGATCAGACATTTTTATAATATAGTTTATATATTATATTTGTTGAAAAAATATTAAAAAAAAATAGTATAGATATTAATTTTTATAAATCCATACATCTGGAAAATGTACAATCTAGTTTAACAAAGTTTACCTTCGGTTTATTATAATATCTTTTTACTGGAGAAGTTGTATACCATTCTGGTTGTATACAAGTTGTGCCTTTGCTTTAATAAAGATATAAACACCAACAGGGTTATCTCTATCAAGTTCAGATTCAATACTTACACCCCACTGCTCTTGCGAGAAATCTTCACCTTGACCACCAATACCATAACTGACACCAAGACCAGTTAAAGCACCACCATCAACAATATTAGTGTATGACGATTGTGCCGTTGCAGTGACCATATTGTATTCACGATTAGCATTAAGTGGTGTAATACCCATTCTATCAGCACTATACGAAGGATGGACTGCTTCAACAAAGTTTTTGACAATCTGGGGATCTGGTAGTGAAGCACTTCCATTCTTAATAATATCATTTACATAATCAAAATCTGCTGGAAATTTAGCACCGCCTTTAAGAAACTGAACACGTTTGAAAAAAGCAAGATCAGTATCAGATGAACCTTTACCAGATGGAAATGTAGTTGCTTGTCCATCAGCAGTAAGTGTATTAATATTAGATACTGGCATAAATGTCATAAAAGCACTTAATACATTACGTAGTGCAAGATTGTATTGTATCTGTGCATTCGTGGAATTAATACTAGTGTATAATGAAGTAATAGTATTAAATTCATATAATCCTTCACTTTCATTTCCAGTTAGTGAACCATCTGGAATATCTTGAACTTCACAAGTTAATTTAAGATTAGATAATTCATAATGTGCTTCTGTAAGTCCAGTAGTAGTTCCAGAAGTAGCATATAATACATTAGCATCTGGTTGAAGTTGGAAACTAATCTGAACACCACCAAAAGCATCTGGTCGTAGATTTACAAGATTTCCACCTTGCATAAATCCACTTGGAATATGCATACTAAAACTATTAGTTTGTGATTGGTCAGTACTGGCATTCTCCATAACAGATTTACGGAAAGTTTCAGCATTTGGCATAATTAAACAAGTTTGTGCAAGGTGTCCCATCTGGTCTTGTCCACTGCTGGTAAGTCCAAGATAAGTATTTAGATATTTAGAATAATGGCGGATATTTTCACAAATCATTTTTGACTTAACTGCACGAATAGTAAGTGATTCAAATACATTGTAAATTCCAAGTCTGTTATTCATAGTTAAACCATCACCAGCAACTAATGGTGTTGGTGAAGCAAGGTTGTCTTTGTAAGCATTAAATTCACCAACAATACGAACACTTCTTGGATCTAATAAACCATCTTGTGCTGAAATAGTAAATGATAATTCTGGAAAACCATTTTTGAAGGAAACTTTACCATCACTCGGGATGTTATCAGGCCTTATCTCAATAAATCTTGATGTACTCATTATTTTATATTATTAATTATATTATAAATTTATAAAAAAAATAAATAAAAAAATATATTATATTTCAAAATTACATTACTACGTCAACAGCACCATCACGAATCATTAGACGACGGAGATGAACAATATAACTATTGAACAATTTACCTTTTGTTGGTGCTGTGCTTTCTTGATATTTCAAAATTACTTGGAGATCTTTACCCCTTAAATCCATTGCTCCTTTTTGACCACCAGCAGAGAAACCACGACCAAAGCAAAAGTTTTCTTGGAATGCAGAGAAACTCTTGGGATCAATTCCACCATTATCTAATACCTTTTCAAGTTCATAAATATGGAATGCATCAATACTATTACGTGTAGCAATCTTTTTAGTAGACACTTCTCTTGATGGAACACGTTTACCATTAATAACATATTGATACGATGATAGAAAATCACATATACCGCTATGGTTAGATCTGTCATTAATCAAACATGTATCTTGTGCATCTTTGGATGAACTGGTAGAATTGCTTTCATCAGTTCCCTTAAATACATATCCACTTTTACCACAAATTTGTTCTGCTGTAGTATATACTGTACTATCTTGTGGAGAAATTAATAGTGATTTAGCACGTGAATTATTAGCAAAAACTTGGAATTGTGCTTGTCTATCAGTTGCTTGAATACTATGTTTGTAATTTGTCCAAGTCATAATATCAAATTCAATTGCTTTACCTTCACGAACCTTTTGAATCATTCCACGTTCATATCCAGCATCTAAATGAACTTGCGATACTACAAGATTTACATTTGAAATTGTAAAACTGGCATCATAACTGGTTGCTCCATCACACGCCGTAGAAAACATTACAAAATTTTCACTTGTAATATCTACACCATTATTATCAAGACTTGCAGTAGTTTTAACTTCAATTAATCCTTTATTACCATCAGCACCAGTAGATAAATTGATTTGACTAATAGTTGCTGTTGCAGAAAGGGTTGATACACTACCATTATTATCTGATACACAGAAGTTAAAAGTTTCACCAACAACAAAAGGCATTTTAGCAACACTATCAGCACCACCAAGATTATTTTTACGTGATATATAAAATGTATCAGAACTGGAACCATTTACCCAACCATCTGGTGCAGTTGAACCATTAAGTGAATGAAAGAGTGGTGCAAGTTCAGTACGTCTGTTGCGATTTACTCCATCTAACTGATTTAAGATTGCTGGTGCTTCATTTACATCGAGTTCTAAATATAAACCATTTGTCATCATAACTGGAAAGATAGTAGAACTATCAGCAAAAATACCACTATGAATTGGCAGACATAACTTAACATCAAGAAAGTCAGTATCATCAAAAGTTGTGGTTTGATTTCCAGAAGTGCGTTTAAAGTATGGATTAGTTAAAGTATTATTCATTTCAGATTGCGATGTGCCTTCTGTTCCACGATTGCCATTTTGATAAACAGCACATCCTTCACGTAAAGCACGATAGTTTTGAATATTCTTATTTTTATCATAATCATACTTAATACTTACGTAATTTTCATATGCACTAAGTTCTTCTAATAACTGACCACGTGAACCATCATAGATTCTAATTGCAGTAAATATAGTGGATGTACATTTATCAAGTTGTAAACGTGTTGGAACTGCTCCAGCAGGTAGTTTGATTTTAAAATTAAAATCTAAATAACATTCACGTCCATCAATAAATTTGTTTGAAGGGTCTACAAAAATTTGGATCTTCTGTCCAGGACTATAAGATAATCCATTTTCAGATGGAATAGATACTTTGGTTTCGCCAACTCTAACATTATCGTCTGCTTTCCAATAAGACATTTTTTATAATATTAGTTTATATAAAAAAAATAATTAAAAAAAAATCAAAAAAGTTAATTATAAAGTTTGTGCAGTTGCTGATGGTTGTGCTATTTCTGTTTCTGTTTGTGATTGCTGAACAGCATCTTCCTTTTTATCTGCTGTATCATCTTCACCTTGACCAACTTCATCTAATGCACCAGCAGTTAAATCTAATGCACCGCCAATAAGTGCCGCCGGTGGAAATGCTGTACCAACAATATCAGCAATCGCTCCACCAATTTGTAAAACGTTTCCTGCTTTTTCCCAGTTATTATTTCCAGCAAGTCCCCCTGCTTTAATATCTTCATATATGTCTAAACCACCAATTGCAGTACCACCAAGAACTCCAGCACCTTTACCAACTTTACCACCAACATTTTCTAATGTATCAAGTGTTTCATCACTAAAAGCACCAGTTTTACGTAAACCATTTGTTATTCTTGATGTAGATGCTTCTGCTTCTTCTCCAACACTTTCACCAGTTGGTGATCCTTCTGCTACTGGGTCGCTTGGTGGATCAGTTGGATTTTGTTCTGGTGTTGTTGCATCATCTTGTGGTGCATTATTTTCTGCATTTTCACTTAATGAATTATTACTTTGTGTTGTTGGATTAGATGACTTTTTAGATGCTACATAATCTTGATATGCTTTTATTTTGGATGGCATACTTGAACCAGTCCATAAACCTTGTGCTGTATCCTTTGCTTGTTTAATAGTATCACTTGTTTTAATTTGATCTTTAATATTTGATACTTGATTTGCTACATCAGTATTATGCTGTCTGATACGTTCATTTAAATCTCTAACATTTTGATTTCTGGCATTACCAAGAGATATTGCTTGTTGGTTTGCTAAATCGTTCATTTATAATTATAAAAATATTTTAATTTATTATATAAAAAAATTAATTAATCTATTTCTAATTCTTCAACATTATCACCATCACGTGTTGGATATATTTTATATTCATGTCTCACGAATGCTTGTGCTGGATTTTCAGATAGTTTCAAATATAAAAAACTATATCTGTCTTTATGTGCTTCATTATATAGTTCCATAAATTTATCACGTCCACCAACCATATCACCATATTCTTCTGCTATTTTTTCTAACTCTTTTGCGTTCTGTTGTTTACATATAATAACGTCAGTTGCATTATTTCTAATCATACCACTAACAGCACGAAATGATTGAACTGCTATAATATAAAAATCAATATAATGTCTGAAACGTGTACTAAAAAATGATACTTCATTACTCTTTTTAAAATCTTTTGTTAATACATCATCCATAACTAATGCATATGTTGGTCTTTCACTTTTATCTTCATATTGTCCTTGACTTTTTTTAATATCATTTATTATATGATCTTCATAATGATCCATACAATCAAAATGTTTTGAAAGTATTTTACCTTTATTATCTGTATGTAATGTTGTGCTAATAAATTTTACAATATCAAACTTGTCTTTAAAAAAATCTGGATTACAAAAATAGTTTGTTAATAAATTAGATTTACCACTTCTTACACTACCAATAATTAAACATAATGAAGGCATTTGTGGTAAGTTTTTATGTATATCATCAAACTTTTCACTTGGTGCTTCATCTTTAACCTTTAATACTTTTGGAACTTTTCTATTAGTTGCTTTTTTCGGCATATTATATATATTATAATATATATTTTTTATATTATGGATTTTTTTTTAAGAAATTACATTTCGGTTTGCTTTGCTTAAAATCATTTGATAAGTATGTAATATATTATTATATCCATTATCTAATAAATATGGTATACTATATTTACCTTTTCCAATTTGACCTTCTGGACAATCATCAATTAATATTACACCATCATCTTTCATTAAATCTTTTTCCAATACTATCTTACTATCTTCTAAATGAACTTTACATGCTGTTTCACCACTTTCTAAATGATCCATATATAGTAAATCAATTTTACCATTATAGTTGTTTAAAAACTCTGTGCTTGTAGTTTGTAATATTTTTACTCTATTGTTTTCACCAATCATAGTTTTAACAACCTTTATAGCATTTGGACAAGGGTCAATAGTATAAATGATATAATTTTTATCACTTAAATTATCAGCAAATAATTTTGTAAAACACCCATCACTCCACGCCCACTTTTCTGGATTGTTTGGATGCCAATCTTTACTATCACTTGATATTCCCCAACTCTTGAAACTTCTACTTGTTCCAAGTTCAACAATTACAATATCATTTTTCTCTTTTAAATATTCAAATGTTTTTTTGAATGTATGGTTTCTTTGATTTAAATATTGTTCATATTTCATTGATCTTTTTATTTAACATATATTTTAATTTAAATGTTTTTAATATTTTAATATTTTCATGTAAAAATGCATAACTTCCCATATTAGATCCAAAGACGTTGTTCTGGTGTAATGCATCACTATTAAATCCATAATCTTGTGGATGTATTAATTTTCTTCCACTTTTTATAGCAAACTTGTCATCATAAACATTTGATATAATAAAATCATCACCAAGAAAACTTGCACATAAATATTTTTGTATTAAATCATCTGACTTGAAGTTGTCTATACATTTATAATAATTGGAATAATATAAAATGAAATCATTACATTGTTTGTAATCAAAACATATACCAGCATATCCTTCCACCATTTCTGTTTCTCCTTCAACTATTTTATATCTACGTTGTTCATCATAATTGAAACCACTACCAGTTGTAATATTACTATTTGTTTTTTCATCCATTAATTCATAAAATAAATCTTTCATATATAATGTATCATCATCTATTATAATCAACTTGTCATCATATAACTTTCTCTTTTTCATAAATTGAAAACCACCAACATATTTACATACTGCTCCATAGTCATATACAAAATTAAATACTACACGTTTATCCTTTTTGCATAATTGTAATAAAGATTTTGGAACTTTAAATTTACCGAATCGTTTATAATCTGTACATATATTAATTACAAAATATTTATATCTACATTTAATCATTGGTATGATTTGTATTAGTTTATCTATCCTTGTTGGTATAGTTGAACAACTTAATATAAATCCCATTTTATATTGTATCATATATTTTATTTTTAAATCTAAATTATTATAAAAACTAAACCGAAGTATGCTATGCTAATAACACGAATCATAAATGTTAGACCCATCACGATATTTATAAGTTTGTGGTTGTAGTTTTCTAATCAATGTTTGACGTTCTCTTTCTACCATTTCTGCTTGGCGTTTCTCTGCTTTCCTTTGCTTACGTATTGTTTCATATTTTGCTATTGCTTCATATTGTGCATTTTCTAAATCCTTTTTTGTAATCCACGTTTCACTATCACGTTTTACTGGTGCTGGTGCTGGCGCTGGTTCTGGAGTTGCTGGTTCTTCAACTTCTTGTTTAAGTTTTTGAACTCTTTTTACTTTTTGCTTTTTCAATAGTTCAGTTTCTTCTTTATCTAATGCTTGTTGTTGTTTCCTTTCAATTGCTTTTTGCTTTCTTACTTCAACTGCCTTTTTTCTTGCTTCTGCAAGTTTCTTTTTGTGTTCTTCACTCATTGGTTTCCTTGCCTTACCATTTTTATTTACTTTACGTTTTTTTTCACTGACTGGTGTTGCTGGCGGTTTATATGTCTTAACTGGTTCAGTAATCTTATCTTTTAACTCATCTGGAACTACTGCTAAATCATCTGGCATATTATCTAATTCAGTTCTTATTTCTTCCATATCAAATATGTCATTAGTATCTATCTTTTTACGTTCTACAACACTTGGCATTACTACTTCATCTGGCAATACTTCTTCTGCCATATCATCTACTGGTTCATCTGCTTCTACTGGGAAATCTTCTGGTTGATAATCTGGTTCAAAATTTAATTGGACGCGTGGTGGTTGAATATTAGACATCTTTTATAATAATATATATAAAAATATTCTTTAATTTATTATTTTTAATAAAAAATATTAGAAAAATTATAGAAATAAAAATATATAATAATCTGTTTTAGATTTTTACTTACATTAATTCTTTGGGTTTCTTACGGAAATATAATGCTACAATACTTTGACCAGTTAATATAGTAGCATATTGTTCATTGATATAACTAAATGAAATATCAAATTCATTTACTTGTAAATCACCTGGATTATCAAGATCTAACCATATAATATTTTTTGGTTCATATGTCTGTCTTCCAGTAGACGTTTCTAAATCAGTCAAATGTGCAAGTATCTTTGATTTATTACCATTAAAAGCATTCATAACATTTTGACCAAAGTTATTTAATTTTACAAACATAGATAATGATGATGATAATGATGGAGCAATTGTGCTTTCATAAACATTAGTATTTGTATCTTCTCCACTATTCGGTGTTTGAACTACAGATTGATTAAATCCAAGTATCTGTTTAGCATTTGCTCCATCAGAAGGACTATATAAATTACTTTGGTTTAGTATCATAACAAATGAAGCATTAACACCACCACTACCATTAAGTCTTTTATAAATTCGTGTATTTGTTGCTGGATCATTCCAAGTTCTTTGTTCAACATCAAAACACCAATCAGTTTTATTTATTTGTTCCATTGTTTCAAACCATCCACCTTTATTAGCAATTGTAGAATCATAATCACTTAAACTGACACTACTAAATTCTTCAATAGTAAGTGAACAAGTGCTTGCACTTCTATCAGAATTAGTTCCAATACATAATGTTGGATGTAAGCACCAGCATGATTGATTAACTGGTTTATAATAAGTTGTGCCAGCATTTACAGAATCATATTCAGTAATCAAATGCCAAGCAGTAGTACTATCACTATATGCTTTAACACTTATTTTTTCACCTTCACTGAAAAAACCATATTTACTATAATCATCAACTATAGCGGAACGTCCAGCACCAGTAAATGAACTATTAGTATTATTCCAATATTGTATTTCTTGTTTATATGTACTATTATTATCATCACTAAAACCAGTTTGGAAAACTACTAATTCATCAGATGCATTACGTCCAACACCAAAATCAACAAAACATTCTTCATTAAAATCTAAATCATCATCACCAGTAATATCATAATAAACTGGATAATATAAACCATCGCCATCTGGTAAATTAACATGACGACTTAATGCAACCGACCATTCACAATCACTTGCATTAGCAGTTGATACATTTACAATATAAGATCCATTTGTTAAACTAAATGGTTTATTTGTTGCTATACCACAACATCCAGTATCATTACCATCTAATGTTCTTGTAAATACACCACCAGTATAAGTAAAAGCAGATGGTGTATCTGGACTGAAAAAATTTGTAAAATCATTGTTTGGTGGAACACTATTAACATTAGTGTCGTTTTGAACGTGTGTAAATTTATAACCAAGAAAATCAAGACCACTTGCATTTCTTAAAGGTTCACATAAAAATTGTTCTTTACAATTTGGATGATATGTAGTATCTCTAATTCTATCTTGAATTCTATTAGCAAAATCATCAACAGATAATTCTACAACTTGTCCATTTTCTTCACTATTTGTTAATGATACAATTACTGGATGACTTGTACTATCTGCTATTTCAACACTATCAAAACTTAATTTATCACCAAAATAATGATAAAACTTATTATTGTTTCTTGAAAATACAACACGTCCATCAACATTTACTTTACATGATTGTAATGCTACTTGACTATTTGCTGGTATAGTCATAGTAGAAGATAAGGGATTTCTGAAACTCCAAGCATTATAAATGCTTTGATTCTGACGTAAAGTAGTTCCATCTTTTTCTTGGTTAGAACATATGACTAATGACATTTTATATTATAAGTTATATTTTTATTTGTATAATATTTTTTTTAATTAAAATTATATTTTATATTATATAACGATGCCAAAAAAAACTAAATATGTTAAAGCACTAAATACTAATACACCAACTTATAAACAAGGTTTACAACACGATGTAGAAAAAGCACAAGTTCGTGATAAGATAAAACCAAACGAAATATTTGAAACCAATAAAAAGAAAAATGGTAAGAAATAGTTTAAGTATCAAAATTTAAATATATGTAATTTAATATGATTGATGATTTTGATTATTGGTCTGAAAGTCAATATTATCCATTTTGTAAAAGATGTAATCAAAGATATAATCCATATACAAGATGGTGTAGCAAAGAATGTTGGATAAACCAAAGATCTAAGTATAATAATAATTTTGATTATAATAACGATACAAGTTGTCATAATAATAATAATGATATTAATATGGAATACTGGAATATATTAAGATTAATGCCACCGAAAAGTAAAGATGAAATAAAACGACAATATTATAAATTATCTTTAAAGTATCATCCAGATAAAGCAAATGGTTCAAATGAAAAATTTATAAAATTAAAAGATGCATATGATAAATTAATTATTTAATAGTTTAATTAATTCATTTTTTAAATGTTCAATTTCTTTTTGTTGGGCATCTAATTTTTTATTTTGATATCTAATTGTAGTTTTTTTACTATCCATTTCTATTTTATGTAGTCCTTTAATTAATAGAATATCAGTATTATGTCCTTTAATTATTTCATTAAGTTTATCATTTTCTTTTTTTAATGATTTAATTTCTTTATTCATAAGTTTTAATTGTTTAGTGATTATATCAAAATGATCCATTTGTTCTTCCATTTTTATAAGTTGCAAAATATATAATATTAAATTTCAAATTTTATTTTTAAAAGGTTTTACTTAAATATTAAGTATTTTAAATTTTGACAATTTTAGATATATTTTTATAAAGTATTTCATATGGTATGTTAATCTCAAATAGTTTTATGTTTTATCTATTTTTATGGTTTTTTAATTTACTTATTATTTAAGTAAAATTACTGATTATATAAGTAATTACTTAAAATTAAAATATATGGTATAATATAATGAATAAACAAATATTAAATCATGTAATGCCTTATCTTGATTTCACTAATGATGAAAATAATATTAAGAAAAGAGATAATAAAAAGTCAGCATATAAGTTAAAGATGTTAAAGAATGATGATAAAGATTTATTAACACAAATAACAAAATTGTTTTATGATAAAATAATGTATCAATCATTAAATATAGTGCAATCACCAGATAATCCAGAATTGAAACGTGAAAATAATGAATTAAAGAAAAAATTAGAAAAATGTAATAAAGAAAATGAAAGATTAAAGGATAAGTTGACTAAATCTAATAAAGAAATCAAAGATTTAGAAGATGAATTAAATGAATATGATATTACCCTTAATAATTTAGAAGATGAATTAAACGAATTAAAAAATAAATATATTATTCCAGTATCAAAACCAGTTGTAGATACTATACCATCCATATTTGATGAACCAGTTTATTATGATAATAATACTACAAATTATGATCCTTATAATATTACTTATAATAATAATATAGAAGTTAGTGATATATTATCACAAGATATAAATAATATTATAACTTATAATGGTATAAGTTATGATGAATGGTATAGTTTATCTGATATAGAAAAGATAAATTTATATATTGCTTATAATAATATAGATGATGGAAGTATAAGTAATATGAAATTAAAAAAAGTAATGTAATATTTTTATCTATATTATAATATAT